AACAACAGAATTTCCATTGTTTGTTGATATTAATTTTGGTAGAGTTTTAAAGTATTGCATTTTTAGAAACCGTTTTCAATATCTGCTCTGGTAACCAATTCTAGTTCCATAAACTCTAAAGTCATCTTCGTTTGTACTGGTTGACCATCTTGATATGCTGCCCATCCGTTAGGTGCATAATCTACCTTTACACTTTCTAATACACTTCGTTTTATTTTGTTCAAGTTTTTATTAGTTTTTCCGTTAAAAGTAAAATCAACTTCAACAACTGATGGTGGATTAAAAAACAAACCAGCCGCTTCTTTAATTTTGGTCGGTGAGGCCGCTCTTCTAAAGGCCTTGATGATATTGTTTACTGTTGCAGCTTCTTGTGCAGAATATGGTGTAAAAACAAAATCCATTTGGTATTTTCTAAAATCAATACCAGAAAACATTACTTGTTGTTGTGGGTTAAAAACAAAACCACCTTTATATAAAGCAGCTTTAACAGCTTCATTGTTAAATAATTTTCCAGCGATAGCACCAATCAATGGTAAAGATCCAACTACAGTCTGGTCACTATTATAGGTTGCATCATATGAAAAATTAACAGTTTCTGGCATATAGAGTGATATGCTTGTATTAAATACATCGGTTGGTGGTTGAAAGTTTACGTCAACATTACTCAAAGTATTTTCTAAAGAGGTTAAAGAATCTTTAACCGAAAAATTATCAACCGCATTGATAGCACTACCAATTGCACCAGTAGCGGCAGAATATGCACCAGTAACAGAATTACCCAAGTTTGATACGGAGTTTATTACAGAAGAAGCTCCTGAAGCAAGACCTGCAACAGGATTGTTATATAAATTTGAAGCTGATGATGCGAGACTATTATAACCACTAGAAATAGAATTTTTAACACCTTGTATACTATTATCCAATTTACCTGCAAGTTCGGTTATATTGGCTGGCCTAACATCATATATTGTAAATTGAACTACATGGCCTTTTTGACTGGTATTCAAATCTCTTGGATACTGTAGAATATTTGTGCCAAAGTTATTACCGAACAAAGCGGCCAAAGGTCCATTCGGTGCATTTAATGAAAAGCCCGGTATGGATATGCCAGCAATTGAGGTTGGGATTGAAATAATAGCCATTAATTTCTTTATTAAAATATTGGATACATATATTTATGGCATATTCAGGACGATTTATACCCAAAAACCCAGGGAAATATGTGGGTGACCATAAAAACATCATATACCGCTCCAGCTGGGAAGCGAGGTTTATGCACGAATTTGATATTAGAGATTGGTGTATATCTTGGGCTAGTGAAGAAATTATTGTACCTTACAAATCACCAGTAGATGGTAAGTGGCACAGATATTTTGTTGATTTTGTGATAAAGGTGAAAAATAATAAAGGTGAGACAGAAACTTGGATGATTGAAGTCAAACCAAAAAAACAAACCAAACCACCAGAACCACAGAAAAGAATGACAAAAAAGTACTTAACAGAAATAACCACTTGGGGTGTTAATGAAGCCAAGTGGAAATCAGCTATTGAATATTGTAAGGACCGAAAGTGGAAGTTTGTAATTTTTACAGAGGATCAGTTACCCAAAGCTTGAACTAAATAACCGATGGCAACACAATCTAAACTAAAAACAATTGCGGAAGAAAGAAGCGGTCTCAAAATGGAGATGCTTAGTCGTGAATCAGTCAAATGGTTTATGACCAAGATGGCCAATTTGAAGAACACTTCCCGTATTCCAAATACAATTAAGAGAGAAGAATTTAGAAACACCAAACGATTTATCAAAGGTGGTCTATTTTTCTTTTATTATGACCCTAAGACCAAAGAAGATTTACCATACTATGATAAGTTCCCTTTGGTATTAATGCTGGAAAGATATGATGATGGTTTCCTAGGATTAAACCTACATTACCTACCAATTAAATACCGAGTGGCATTTATGAATAAACTCCTGGACTATGGTAGGTTTGATGAAGATGGAGATCCGGTGCGTATTCGTATTACTTATGATATCCTGACCGCCACCAAGCGTTTTAAAGAGTTTAGGCCATGTATTAAGAGATACTTGACCTCTCATGTTAAGTCTAGGATACTTGCCGTTCAACCAGATGAATGGGAAACAGCGGTGTTCCTTCCTGTGCATAATTTCAAAAAGGCTAAAGCCGATAAAGTTTGGCGAGATTCGATACAGGAAATAAAGAAACCATAAAGATTATAATTTTTTACATTTCCAACCTTTATATTGGTGTCTTTTTCCTTTAGAGACAGCAAACATAGTGGCATAACTCATATTATTTTCTTTACAATATTTTTTCAAATTTTTCACTATTATAATTTCACCTTTTGGGGTTATCAATTCCCAATCCGATACACAATTTATCACTTTTTGTTTTATTTCATCAGTTCTTTGATATCTTCCCATATTTTTTGTATTTTTCTTGGGTTTTTTCATGTTTTTACACCATTCTTCAGGCAATTTTTTATTTTTAAATGGTGAAACTTGAACTCCTTTTTTGCCTTTATTCCATGGAATTTTTCCTTTATTAGACTCACTTATTTTTCTGTTTATTTCTAAACGCAATTCGTGTTCTAATTCTGGTTTATCAATTAATCCTGATAATCCTTTCCAAGCAAGTTCGTCTTCTTTCTTTCCATACTTTTCGAAAAGAATACGATGAGCTTCGGCGTGCTCAGAAACCGTTAATTTTATAAGATTTGTTGAATCGTCTGTTCCGCCCATATGTTTAGGAATAATATGGTGGGTGTGATAAATACTCATAGCTGATGCTCCTTTAAGCGTTAGAGTAGTTAGGCCTGCCAGCCGTGAACTACACCTATATTTATACAAAATAGAATCCATAAGGAAACCATAATGCCGGGAAGTATTAGTAACTTTTTATCCACATTTAGGAATGATTTGGCACGTCCGAACCGTTTTGATGTGAATATTCCTATTCCGTTGGGTCTGATTCAATACATTAAAACATCTACGCCTCTACAATATCGTTGTGAGGCTACAAACTTACCTGGTCGTACAATAGCGACAACAGAACAAAAAACTTATGGTCCTATTGAAAAATATCCATACTTAAGTACATATAATGATATAGATTTAACATTCATTGTTAGTGGTGATATGTCAGAAAAGATATTTTTTGATGCTTGGCTCAATTATGTTAACCCTACACAATCAAACAATTTCAGATACAAAACTGATTATGCTGTTACATTGTCTGTTAATCAATATGACCAGACTAACAAATTATCATATACAGTAGGTCTATTTGATGCTTATCCAATATCAGTAAATCAATTAGACTTAGATTGGAGTAATGATTCATACCATAAACTGTCTGTAACTTTTGCTTATACATACTGGAAAAATAATTCAATACAAGGTTTTGCTCAGGATCTGGTGGATCAGGCAATAGACTCTGTATTTTCTTCACTATCTTCAATAGATTTAACATCGTTTCAAACTTCTGCAGCAACACCAACAGATACAAATATTGATCCGAATATTGATAATTATAACAAAGATAGTGAAGGTAACCCTGATATTGGATCTACAGGTACTTATTAATTGAAAGGAATAAATTATGGCTTTACCAAGACTTGCTGTGCCAACTTATGAACTTGAGTTGCCTATTTCAAAAAAGAAAATCAAATATAGACCATTCTTGGTCAAAGAGCAGAGAAATCTGTTTATGGCTTTGGAATCAAGTGATTCTGAATCCATGCAACAAAGCATTAGAGATATTTTATATAACTGTACCTTGACTGAAGGTATAGATTTTGATGCATTACCAATCGTTGACATTGAATACTACTTTATTAATCTGAGAGCTAAATCTGTTGGTGAAGTTGTTGATTCAAAATACCGTTGCAACAATGAGGTAGAAGGCAAAGAATGTGGTAATATCATGGAGAATCAGATTAATCTGACTGATATAAAACCAATCAGAGATAAAGAAGTTAGTCCTGATATTCAATTGACAGATAAAGTTTCTATCAGAATGAAATATCCAGAATTTGGTATGGTTAAAAACTCATTGAAGATTGAAGATATTGCAGAAGTTACTTTCAATATGATTGCTAACAGTATAGAGAGTATCTATGACGGTGAACAATTTCATTATCCAGCTGAGGCTGCTGAAGGTGAGATGCTAGAGTTTGTTGAGACAATGAACCAGCAACAGTTTGAGAAAGTGGAAGAATTCTTTAATAACTTACCAAAGTTAAAAACAAACGTAAAGATGACTTGCTCTAAGTGTGGTTTCAACCACGATATTCCTGTGGAAGGACTGGAAAGTTTTTTCGTCTAACATTTCGCCATGATAACCTGAAAAACCATTATCAGACTAACTTTTCATTGATGCAACACCATAAGTATAGTCTGACCGAACTTGATAATATGATGCCTTGGGAAAGAGAAATTTATGTCTCTCTATTGATACAATATATTGAAGAAGAAAATCAAAAAATCAAAGAGAAAATGAAAAGCTAAATGGCATCTCTATCAGAACCAACAAAGAAAACGGCTAGTTCTTTAACCAACAAAGTTTCCAAAGTTATGGATAAAATTGTTGGTGGTAGAACTACGCCAGTTGAATCTGAAAAATCTCCTGCAAAACTTCTAGGTTCAATCTATGAGTTGATGGTTAAAATGGATGAAGACAAAAGACTCCATGAAGAACTACAACAAACATACGATAAAGAAGATGCGGCCGCTGATAACCATAGACATGAAGAACTCATTAAAGCTTTAACTGGTCGTAAGAAAAAGCCTGAGATTGAAAAGAAAGTTGAGAAGAAAAAAGAAGAAGTTGAGAAGGTTAAAAAACAACCAGAAGCCAAGGCACCAGAGGCTAAGGCAGAAGTTAAAGCACCAGAAGCTAAGGCACCGGAAATTAAAGCCAAGGCACCAGAAGCTAAGGTAGAAGCTAAAGCACCAGAGGTTAAACCCACAGCAGAACCTGTAAAGCCTACAGTAGAGCCTGTAAAGCCTGCTCCAACTCCTCAACCTACAGTTACGCCACCAAAACCACCAACAGCTGCTCCGGCTCCACCTGCACCACCAACACCTCCAATTTCTAGTGCAACTAAAGCTGGTCTTGGTATTGGGGCAATAGCAGCAGTAGGTTATGAATCAGTTAAATCAATGATTAAACAACATGAAGGTGCTATACCTTATCCTTATAAAGATACTAAAGGTCTTTGGACAATAGGTGTTGGCCATTTGATAGGTGATGGTAAAAGTTTACCTGCAGAATATGATGATTGGAAAAATAACGGAGGTCCTTATGATAAAAAAAATAATAAAACTCCAGCTTTAACTAATACCGAAATGGAAAATTTATTCCAAAAAGATTTTGATGCTCATTTAAAGATTGCAAAACAAGGACCTGGATTTGAATTGGCCAATGAAACCGGTCAAGGAGCATTTATAGATTTAACATATAATATGGGTAGATGGTGGACTATTTTTAAAAATGCCGCTAAGGCCGCAGAAAAAGGTGATTTTAAAACTGTAGCTAAAGAATTAACAGATAGTAAATGGTACACACAGGTAGGTAAACGTGCTGAAGAAATTGTTTCTTTAATAGGTAATGGTTATAAAAAGGAAGATAAAAAAGTTGTACCAATTGTTCCAGAACCTATTAAGGGTGAACAAATTAACCAAAAATCAATAGAAAATAAAGACCTCAAGCAATCTATGGATAAACCAGCAATACAAAACATAAACAATACAATGGTTAATTCTCCATCAAGTACAACAATACAGCCAACTGCAAGTACGGATGATGATAGACCAACTATTTTAAGTAAAAGGTAAACCATGGATAAGATGTCCTATCAACAAGCCAGATATATTAGAAGTCATTCTCTTGCAAATTTACTTGCCGGAGAATTGTCTAGTGGTGAAGGTTTTGGTAAATCTGTTAAAAAGGTTGTTGGGCTTAAAACGAAAGCAAAAATAACTGGCATTAAAGAAAAAATAGACCCATTAAACATTATTAAAATGTTGACTTTTGGTTCTAATCTAGCACCTGCTTTATTGGGTAGAATTCTTGGTCGTTCACAAAAAGATATTCAAAATTTTGCAGGTAGGTCCAGACTAGTTGGAGACAAAGCCACCAAAGTTGGTAAGTTACCAAGTCAAGAAGACACTTCTGGTTTAACAGAAACTTTGCATAAGATTTATTCTTTTATGAAGAAGTCTCAAGAGCATGATACTTTGATGCGTGAGAAGACAAATAACTTTAGAGAACAAAAACAATTAGAAGATGATAGAAGAAACAAAGAATTAATAAAAGCCTTAGGTGCAACTGGAACTTCTACAAAAGTAACCAAAGATAAGAAACCTGGAGGTGGTTTATTAGATGGTTTAATTAGTGCATTTGATGGTCTAATGGATTGGGTAAAAGATTTACTTAGTCCTATTTTAAAAATATGGAATGATGTATCTGAGTTTTTTTCCGGTAAACTTTGGAGAACATTATTAACTGCTGGAGAGTGGTTAATAAAAGCATTATTGTCGCCTGAAGCTCTCATAGCAGCTTTGATTGGTGCAGGTTTAATTGCTACGGTTCTTGCTGGTCAGGCACTTGCAGAAAAATTAGAAAAATACCAAGAAGATAAAGCAAGAGAACAAGGTGGAGAACCTGCTGTTCAAGCATTAAAGAAACAAAGAGAATCAATTGACCACACACAGGATTCAATGGGTGTGGTGCAAAATGAAGACCTTGATAATGCTACAGATGAAAAAGAAATTGCAATTAAACGTAAGCAAGATTTAATTGCTCAATTCATGGCCAAAGAAGGTTATAGTAGATGGCAAGGTTTTTGGGATAGACACACAGGAAAATACACATTTGCTAAAGGTACAAAATCTGATGGTGACCCACCTCCTGCAGAGTTATTAAAAAAGGCAAATGATTATGCTGACAGTATAGTTAATGCAGGACCAATTACAGGAGTATCAACTGAAGCGGCACAAAAATCTAGGTCTGATTTTGCGGCTCAAGATCCTAGACGAACTGATAAAAAAAGTGAGAATGTTACACCTACTACAACAACTGCAACGGCCACCGATACATCCACACCTGTTACACCTACTACAACAAATGCAACGGCTACTGATGCATCTAAACCAACTACATCTGCAACGGAAATGTCACCAACTCCGCCATCTTCAGCTGTAACACCTGCTAGTAGAGAGAATCAAATGTTGCAACTACAGGCACAGACCTCAAGTAGTTCATCAAGCACAGTAACTAACAATGTGGTTAGTTCTTCCGTATCTAAACCACAAAACAATACTGTTGGTATTGATATTCCTGCCGTTAGAAATACGGAAGATACGTTTAGAAGATTATCTATAAATTCTACTAGATTGGTTTAACCAATAAAAAACCCACCTTGCGGTGGGTCTAAAGCCTTCCAGAAGACACTTAAGAAGAAAAGGCTTTTAAACTAGTTCGTAGTCTTCTTTACCACAACCACATTCTGGACATTCAAAGTCTTCAGGTAAAGTTTCCCACTTACCTTCCACTTCTTCATCATGTATATGTCCACATACTAAACACACATATTCTTTCATAGAGCCTCCAACACTTTAGTGTATGCATCAGCGTGTCTCTTTTCCACTTTAGTAAGAGCCGCAAATCTCTTTTCTGCTTTCATAAGAATTTGCTTGAATTGTTCAGCGTGTTCTTTAGATTCAGCAATTTGTTCCTGTATTTCTTTCTGTGCTTCTGATTTACCTTCTGCAACAGCAATAGAATGGAACTGGGGATACATTTCGGTGAACTCATATGTTTCGCCATCAATTGCCTTCTGTAAACATTCTTTAGTGGATGGTTTACCAATTAACAATTCTAAATGACTCCATGCGTGTAAGATTTCTTGGTCAGCAGTATGTTCAAAATGTTTTGCAACATCTTCAAAGCCTTCTTCCCTGGCAATCTTGGCAAAGTAACGGTACTTGATATGTGCCATTGACTCACCGGCCAAGGCACTCTCAAGGTTCTTAAGAGTGACACTCATATTAATCCTCCGCTAATTTTGAGAAGTATGCTAAGTCATCATCTTCTTCGGTGATATCAGGTTCAACAACTTTCTTGGGAGCAATACGTGCTTGCTCTTTGATTGTTTCTACTGTAGTCTTAGGTACAGGAACATCACCATTCAAACCTAGAACCTTTTCTAAACGGTTCTTTAAGTCATCATAAGACTTGAACTCTTTATCAGCAGTAAGACCTGCCAATGAGTGTTCTGACTTCCAAATCTTTTCTAGTTCTTCATCGTCATCCAACAATGCAGATGGTGATTCAAACTCAGACTTGTCATAGTTTTGATAACCTTCAACTTTACGAATCTTCAACTTGAAGTTAGCACCTTTCCACAAATCAAATGGATTGATTGGCTTCTCATCTTCAAACTGAGGGTTCATTGCTTCAGTAATCTTATCAAAGATTTTTTTACCGAACTTGAACAATTTAACTTGTCCATCATTTTCGGGATGCTTAGGATCAGAAACGATATAAACGTTAGCGATATAGTTTAACTTACGCTTTTGTTTACGTACAATTTCTTTGTTGGCTTCAATGCCAGAATTCCATAGTTTGTTATTGTGTTCACAAACTGGACATTGTTGGTTCTTGGTTGTGAGACAGTTGTCAATTAACCAACCACCAGGTCCCTGGAATCCGTGAGAGAATACTTTAACCCATGGTAATGCATCTTCACCATCGGCAGCTGATGCCGGTAGGAAACGAATTGTTGCCATACCATTACCTGCTTTGTCCACTTCTGGACGCCAGTATAATTCTTTTTCGGAGGATCCGTCTGACGAAGCATTGAGAGCTTCAACGGCTTTTGCTAACTTGTCCAGATTGCCTGAACTCTTTTTCATTTTGGAGAAATCCATAATTAACCTTTCTAATATAACGGAGTATAAACGGAGTATGTTTCAAAGTATCATAATATAATATATTTATCCATCAAAGTAGATAAAATTTCAACATTACCATAGTTTCTCTGGCGTTCTTGTGATGTATCGCAGGACCGCCAGCTTCTTTCCAATCATCAATAACACTCAAGGTATCATCAATGATTAGGGAAGTCGGTGTTGCAAAGTTCTTTTTCAGTTCTTTGCCGGGTACAAAATTACCCTTAAATGGAATACCATGTTCACATAACCAAACAGTCTTTTGTCTGGCTACTTCATCATGGTTGTCTGGTCTACCTGTAGAAGAAAGAATCTCTACAGGTACAGTTTGGTTCTTTAAATATTCAATCAAAGATGGTGCATCAGGTAACAACTCTAATGTTTCAAATTGTTTAGTCTTGATAAAGTTGCTAAAATTATTACCAAAGTTTTTTCTACCGCCTTTAGAATCTGGATCTACACCATACACTTCTTTATATCTCTTGGTGAAGTTGGCTACAACACCATCAAGGTCTAGATAAATCTTATCAATCTTATGCATATTCTTTAATCCGCTCTTTTAAAATTGTCTTAAACTTTTCTTTATCATACTTAATGAAAGGTGTATACCTCTCACATTTTAATTTATACACCGGCCAAATAAGATTGTCCGAAATCTTTTCTTCCCACATTGGAAAGAATCCCATAATATCATTCAGAATACACAAGGTTTCTACATTGATATTATTTCTCATACTTTCTTCCAATAGATATGGATACTGACCATTCTTTACTTTCAACCAATTCTCTGTTTCAAATAAGTGTATTATATCTTGTTCAAAGTTATAAGTCAAGCTCTGGTTTCTTTTTTGCCACTTCTTGTAGACTTCTTCACCTTCGGCACCTGATACATTACCAACCCAAGTAAAATCAGAATCAATCCAATTGGCAACATAAAACTCACGTAACTGGTCAAGCGAATATCTCCTGCTTAGTTTGTAAAAATGGAACTTATCCTTGCGTCTGGAGAAAGAATCTTTAGATACGTTGGTCTTACCATTATACTTAAAGTAATCATAACTATTAGAAGTAAAATGAAGGTGTAACGCATTGTATAAAGCAAAGGCGGCAAAGCCTGTGTTCTCATCATTCATATCGGCAATTTGGCAGATTTCTTTAGTAGGTTAAGTTCTTGGGCTTCTTCTCTAATTTGTGCTTTAAGTGCAGAGGATAACAGAGTAGAAGCAATATCTACTTCCATTCCACTATTCTCACAATGAGCAACAACAGTATCCATGATTGTCATTTTCCATAGAGCAGACTCTACCACAATCAGGTCACTAAATTCAGCTATTTCGTTTTTGGTTGGCATAATTCTTACTTGTAAAATTCAATTGTAACATAATATAACAACCGTGTCAATACTTGGCGTAAAAGATATGATTACCAATAGTTTTATATGGATGTATATTTGTCCATTCTGGATGGACATATGTAGCATGGTAAAACACAATCTTAGCCTTGGCTATTTCTTTGTGTAGAATACCTTCTGTGAGTGCTCTTTTAGCAATCATTATACATTCTTCCCATGCATATTGATTACGCACCTCATATGACTTTTCACAAGTCCATGTGAATTGGCAGGTACTACCTGTCTTTTGGTACACCACTCCGCAAACATCGGATGGGTAGTTCTTATTTTGTGTTCTGTTTAAAGTTACCTGAGCAACAGCAAGTTTACCCTCATAAGGTTCCATTGCGGCTTCATAGTATATGTTTTTTGCCATGCAGAGTATTTGTTTGTTAAAATCTGCTTTAACGGCTTCAGTAATATCAGGTGCTTGTTTAGCGTTAGTAGCCATAAGGCCTAATGCTAATGCGGTTATGATAGTTTTCGTTAGAAACTTCATCATACTCTCCTTTTTGATTACGTTATCTATAAAGATAGCTTGGTCTCCAATTACGATTTTGACTTAGTATGTGTGGAGGCGAGAAAAGGGTTTTTATTGGGAACCCGTAACCCACATATTAGAACGTTACTTTAACGCCGGCAGCATATGTGTTGCCGTTAAATGATTTGATAGTAGATTGACTTGCAGCTGCTTCGTAGCGATAGTCAGCAGTCAAGGCAACGTTTTTCATAACGTCAACAGAAACTCCTGCACCAACTACACCAGCAAAGCCAGTATCTTTAGCTTTTGAATTGAATTCATTTACTCTTTGGTCTAAGTATAAACCACCAACTTTAACAGTTGTTGTTACAGGACCAAATGTTGCTACATCATACCCAGCAACCAAACTTGCCTTTAGTGCATCTGTTTTCTGATAGAAATCAACACCAGCAGTTGCAGACAACTTACCAAAATGCTGACCTAATGTCAAACCAATGCCTGCATCTTTGTGGTTATTATCTGTACGGTCACTTGAACCATTAATACCCAACTCTAATGCACTTGCACCTAATACAAATGTAGCCAATAAAGTGGCTAATAACGTCTTTTTCATTTAAACTCCTTTAGTTAATAAATTGGTGAGTATTCTGTTACGAGGAACTCACCGAACCCTAGTCAGCGTTTAGGCTGCCAATGCGAATAACTCATCGTTTGCAGTTATTAAATTTTGCTTTTAACGTCTACTCCTGACGAGTTGTCCATGCCTCTACTATTTACCCTGTCGAAACCAAGTGCACCCCCATCAAAAGCATACTATCTCTACTTAAAGTTTATCAGCAAGCCGACTCACAGTATGCTTATGGTGGAGGTGGGGAGATTCGAACTCCCGTCCAGAGCACCTTTTGATTTACTTCATACAACCATAATCATTGGACGGCCTGTGTCTTTTTCTTCTTAATTGATTTTCTAAGAAGTTTCAGCCACAGTTTTTTAGCCTTCCGAATATCGTGTTTAAACTCAGCTTTGTTGAGTCTTTTAATTAATTCTTTTACTTTCATGTTAGTAACCTGTAATATCCTATGACATCTAGAATTGTGTAGACTACGCTACCAAATACACCGATAGAACTATTTCTTGTATAACTTGTCCATATAGAAGCAAGACAACAAACGATCCAGATTGGATATAATAAATGCCATGGAGTATCAGGCACAGTTATAGTTATTACTACGGTATTGAAAACAATACCTAACCATGCCATGGTCTCAATGACCCATCTTAATGGATAAGATTTAAAGTCTTTTCTAACAAATTCAAGACCATCAATTATGTGATTATACAACATATTTATCTTTTTGTCAAGTTATTCTTATAAAACTCTATCGCTTTCACTAGTCCTTCTATGTGGTCTTCTACTTTTTGGTGAAATACATGGCAACCGACATCTTCTACAGCCATGATAATAATCAAATCATTGATAGGTGTACCAATTAATTCTTCATACATCAAGGCATATGCGGATGTTTGCCAAAAGTAATCTTGAATATCTTCTTCTTTTTTAATTCGCTTGGACGTTTTAAAGTCAATAACGGATAATACACCATCAAACTCCGCAATACAGTCTACACGACCAGCCACACCTAGTTGTTTGGACCATAGTGCAGTCTCTAAGTAATGAATGTTATTGATACGATTTAGAGTAGGTTTTAAATCAACGAACATCTCTTTAGCATCTGGCATAATTTCACCAAGAGGTTCATTCAGTAAATACCTCTCACATAAGGTATGTACACCATTACCACGTTTAGTGGCCTTTGCGGATATTTTATTTGCTTCTGCCTCACCAACACGTTTACGCCATTTCATTATGGCATCTTTCTTCTGTGCACCCATAACGGTGGTTACAGAAGGTAACTTAGTACCATCAGGTAATGTATAAAAACGTCCACCTGCTGGTAGTGTTACAGATTCTAAATCTTCCAACATTGTTGGTGGGCAAAATGTAAAGGTCATTGTGTGTTATCTTCAAATCTAAGTTTGGCCAAAATATAATCTCTAACTAAACTACTTCTAACAATATCATCTACAGTAAATTCAATTCTTGTAAATGATTCCATATGATGAGCAATATCAAAAAACTTTAAGATACCACTCATATCATTCTTCTTCTTATTCAAATCTGTTTGACGGTAATCACCACACCAAACAATCTTTGAACGGTGACCGACACGGGTCATAACAGTATCAATTTCTTCAAACGTTAAGTTTTGCATTTCATCAACAATAATAATTGCATCATCAAATGACATACCACGAATAAAAGA